TTACGGCATTTTTTCTATCTCATCCCTGAGCCACTCAATATCACGGATCGTATAGACTGATTCGGTTACATCTGTGATCTTGTGACCGGCAAGACGTTTCACAACATATTCATCCACACCTGCCTTTTTCGCCATCGTAATGAATGTTGTTCGGGGATCATGCGGCCGATGTTCGGAACGAAGGTGCAGTGCGGCAACGACCTTGTTAAAACGCCCAGCGTATTTGTCATAGGTGATTTTCATACCACCCTTGGTAGCCTCCGGATCATTAAAGAGGCGGTCGCTTCCAAGAGAAACTGCTTCGTCATAATTTCTTTTTATCAGGTCCCGAATACGAGTGTGGATCGGGACGGTACGGTGCCTGCCGGCCTCAGTCTTCATGCCACCGGTAATACACCACTTTTCAAAGTCAACGTCTTTTAATTCCAAGAGTCCCATTTCTTGGGGACGCCATCCCATATAGCACTGTATAAGCAACCAGTCGGCGAATTTAATATTGTCAGCAGCACTCCAAAGAGCTTCCATCTCAGAATCATTGAAGTTGATATGGCCACGCTTTGCGTCCTCTTTTTCTTTGATAATGTCGTTTGAAAGTTCAAAGGTACGAGCATAGTTTTTCGAGACAAGATCATATTCCATAGCATAGTCCAGCATGAGGTTAAACATGGATTTTATTCTGGATTTCGTTCCAGGAGATGCAGGCACCTTAGCTCCGGCATCTTTGCCCCGGTTTTGAATTACATATCCGTCTTCCATGATTCCTTTTATGTGGCGGGCACGCAGATCCTTTACACGCATCCCCTGTATGGCGTGACAATATCTCCAGGCAGCGATTATTGTCCTGGAAGAAGAATCGCTTTCTAGGGTAGGAAAGTAAGCTGCTGTCCATCTCTCATAAAGCTCGGCCAAGGTCATGTTATTGTTCTGGATATCGTAGGGGTTAGCTCCGTATTCAGCTAATGCCTGCAGAGCATCTTTTTTAGTCTTAAAGGTTCCGATAGGAACTCTGTTCTGTACTGCTTTTCCGGTTTCTTCATTTATGACCCAACCGAGAGTCACTCTGGCCAGATATGGCTTACGCCGGTTTCCGGATAATTTAGTTACGCTTCCATAGCCATTCGGTAATTTCAATAGATCATCTCCTGTCATAATGCAATGGTTTCGATAATGTTTCCGAGGTCCTGGAAATTTGTTTTTATCGGCTCCAGAGAAAGGAGAGAGTTTAAAGCTATACTCTTCTGGTTAGGCTTTTGCTGATCCAGAACAGAAGTAGGCAATACATAAAATTCCCAGAGATTAAGATTTCTTATGGATTGCTCGCGACTTCTGGCAGTATACAGGCAAAAGACGTACAGGTCAGAATGGCGGCTCCGCTCAGGAGAATAACCTGTCTGCGGATTCCATGCTCGCTTTGGTGCGATGTCAAAAATAATGTGTGAAAAGTAGTCCTCGGTCCAAGATTGAAGATAAGCGGCAGATTTTACTTCAATCCTTCTCCCGGAAGGGCTGGTTAGATCATAAGGCGTCCAGTCAGTCCTCAATATTTCTCCGGGGGGGGGGTAAAAATGAGAATGATTTTTTTACGAGAAATTCTGCCAGCACCCCTCGAAGCGTATTATTGAGCAGATCAGAATAAGCCCAGCTCCAAAATTCAGAGACAGATATTCCAGTATCATTTCCATCGAGAGTAAATTTCTCATTTCCGTTTAGTAGTTCCATTGTTTTCTCCTCGTTAGGTAAGGACAGCCGGCAACTCTCCACTTAGAGATTGAAGCAGAGAGAGCTGACACGCTTCATCCGAGAAAGGACCGTAAGAGTGAACCATGGCAATTAGGGATTCATCAGGCAAAGAGATACGGGCCTGCAGCCTTTGAATTTTGGCGGTTGTCCTGTACAAAGTTTGGGTGTCACAGCAATTAAGACTTGCGCAGAATGAAGCAAGGTAAAAAAGAATGGCCGGTGCGTCATGCCCGGCCATCTCTTCTGTTCTTGCAAGTGCGAAATACTTGGTTGCGTTATGTTGCATAAAGCATCCTCCTGTCAGTACCGAGTTTTTCGATACCAGCTCAGCCGGATAATCTTTTCCCTTCGTCAACGTATTTCTTTGAGTCCTCGACAGCACGCAAGAAGCCCTTGATTTCTCCCATAAATTCATATTGCTTGTTCATGGGAAGTTCGTGAAATAAATCCAAAAGTTCTTCGTCCATTGCGGAAAGCTTCGGCTCTTGAACCTCTGGCTGTTCAATGACAGCGGGACGTTCTTTACCGGTCAGGAGATAATCCAGCGAAACGCAAAGAAAATTTGCAATGGCCGGCATATAGCGAGCCGGAGGATCTTTCTTCCTGGTTTTCCATGTAGACATAGTAGATGTTTGGATATCGAGAACCTTGCACAATTCTATGGCCGTTTTATCACGCTCTGCGAGTAAATCGGATATGCGTTCAATGATTTCCATTAGACACCTCCAAGTGTAAAAATATACGCAAATACGAGGTAAAATCTTTACAAATACGCAGATTCGTGCTATAATATAACCATGAAACAAATTATTATTCGTGGTTGCGAGCCTATGATTTAAAATCTGTTTCATGGTGATTGCGTGTTCGTAATAACTCGTATTTGTATTATAGCACGCACTCGAAAAAAATGCAAATGCGAATCGCAGATGCAAGAAAGGAGATCGATGCAAATGAGCAATACTACTGTCCCCATTTCTGAATGGTGCAAGGAAATAAGAGTTGCGCTTGCGAGGAAGGAAATGAACCTTCAGAGCGTAGCTGATGAAATCGGCTACAGCTATACAACGATAACAGCCCTTATCAGCGGCCGTATCGTAAAGGATAATTACCTGGATATCGCAAAGAAAATTAACGAAGTTCTGGAAGTGGACGTGCTTCCGGAAAAGCCGCAGCTTCCGTCTGATGAATGGTGTGGAGCAGTGCGAGCAAAACTGTATGTAAAAAAAATGAACATCAGCGAGCTGAGCAAGTCCATCGGATTCAATCGAGACAAGGTATCGTTGGTGCTGAACGGCCATGCACTTGATTGGCCAGTGATCGAGAAGATCAATGAACAGTTAAAAGTGGAAGTACCGGCCGTTCCTGTAGGTACTGATTAAATTATAAGTGAAAGTAAGGTAAATGAGAATGGGACGGAACCCTATAAAAGAAAACCAGAATCCGTATTTTAGAGCCAGAAAACAGGCGGCAGAATGGGATGCGAGGATGGAAAGCAGAGAAAGAGCATCGGAGCTTATAGGAATTGCGGCATATACGCTGGCGGACTATGAGCTGGGAAATGTTAAAAGAGTGCCAGCCGACAAGGTTTTGATAATGGCGGATCTGTACAATGCACCTTGGCTCCTGAGCAATTATTGTAAGAACGAATGTCCGATCTGCGGATTCCTTCCGCTTGCAACGGAAGAGAAAAATATATGCAGCGTGACCGTGAGATTATTAAAAGCTTTGAGAGAAGATGAGCTGGAGAATATGAAAAATCAGCTGCTTGAAATATCCCAGGACGGAAAGATAAGGGACGATGAGGTAGGAGCGGTGAGAAAGATTTCGGAATACCTTGATAGCATCGCAGAAGTAATAAGTGAATTTAAAATTATGAGTGAGAAAGCTCTGAAAGGCAAATAGGAGGACACGATGAGAAAGGTCAGACAATTACTGAGAGAAAATTGGATACCGATTACAGTCGGGATTCTTCTGACAAAGTGGGCTGTAGGTTATGCATATCGGATGCGGGGTTATGACGCAATAGGGAGTGAATGGTTAATATTACCGTTCACCATTTTTATTTTTAACTGGGGAAAAGCCGCACTGGAAGATTTAAGAGGTGAATAGATATGTGTGCAGTATGTAGAAAAAATCCATGTGACAGCAGATGCCCGAACGCAGAAGAACTCTTGGAAGAAAATGCCAGGATGAACTGATGGACGAGCAGATTACCGAATATGCTGCCAGCATTGCCAAGACTTATGGATCCATGCCAGATACGGCTATGATGGAGTGCATCAACATCATCCACCAGGGAGGCTCTGCGGCACTGAAGCGTATTCTTGCCAAAACCGCGAAACCGTATACAGCAAAAAGCATCTATGCAGCTCTGAATACGGATCCGGCAGACCCACGCACCAATCAGGTAGGCGATTATGCCACCAGACAGAAGAAAGTGTATGAGTACATTACGAAGTATGCTACAGGCACAACGACCGGAGCAGCTGCATCTGCAGAGAATAAGAAGGAGGAAAGTGCAGTGTCAACAGTGCAGGACAGAATCAACAAGGCTATCAGCTGGATGGAAGAAACCGCAAAGGACGATAGGCATGGATATTGCCAGGACCACCGCTGGGGAACAGACGGAGATTATGATTGTTCATCCGCCGTAATAACAGCATGGGAACAGGCAGGCGTTCCGGTCAAAACCAAAGGGGCGACCTATACCGGAAATATGCTGTCTGTATTCATCGCGAATGGATTCCAGGACGTGACAGCTCTGGTCAACAGATCTACCGGAGCTGGACTGGTAAGAGGTGACGTGCTGCTTAATACCGTGCATCATACCGCAATGTATTGTGGTAACGGAAAAGAAGTCGAAGCATCCATTAACGAGAAAGGCACAGCTCACGGCGGCAAACCGGGAGATCAGACCGGCAGAGAGTTCCTGATCCGAAGCTACAGAAATTATCCATGGACCAATGTTCTTCGATACACCGGAAGAAACAGTGCATCAGCTGCAACCAAGAATTATCTTGAAATTGGTGATTCTGGTTCAGACGTGAAGACTATGCAGACTATGCTGATTAAAGTTGGATATTCTTGCGGAAAATCTGGAGCTGACGGAGATTTCGGTTCTGATACTGATTCAGCACTCCGAAAATTCCAGAAAGACAAAGGGCTGACGGTTGATGGACAGTACGGAACTAATTCCAAAGCCAAGCTGACTGCTCTGTACAACAAAAAGGTTGGAACCACCGCATCCACCAAGAAAGACGTAACGATAGTAGCCAAAGAGGTGATTGCCGGTAAATGGGGCAGCGGAGATGATCGGAAAAAGAAGCTGACTGCGGCCGGCTATAATTATGACACTGTTCAGAAGAAGGTGAATGAGCTGCTGAAGACAAGCACAAAGAAATCCGTAGCTGAAGTTGCAAAGGAAGTCGTTTCCGGAAAATGGGGGAACGGATCTGATCGCAAGAAAAAGCTGGAAGCCGCCGGCTACAATTATGCTGAAGTCCAGAAAGAAGTAAACAAGCTACTGAAATAACAGTGGAGAAATGGTGCTTTTGAAGAGAGTCTGCACCTCTGAGGAAAATATATCACACACGCCCTGGTCCTTCTGGACTGGGGCGTTTTTTATTGTAAAAATGCGGAGCAAGTTAGAGGTAAAAATCAATATACAAAATAACCAAAATTTCAATGCTATTTTTGACGAAATGTGCCTGAGCAACTATAGAGAATTTTTCAATACTTAATATGCCTAAAAGCCAAAATCCGGTATAGAAGCGTGTAGAAGTGTACACACATATGACACCTATAGGCACTATATAAACAGGGATAAACTGGTTTTGTAAGCAAAACTGTTGACAAAATCCATGCAGCATCATATAATATATTTGCAGGTAGAGTTACGCTGTACACCCATGTAACCGAATTAACGTTTAAGTGTTATGCAAGAACACCGGCCGTGGGAAACCGCCGAGAGGCGGATTTTTTTATATCATATTGCGTGCAATAAAAGGAGGTGCAGTCATGGAGAGAATTATAGACGTTGCTCAGTATATATATGATGAATACAAGCGGCAGTCCGGAGAAGTAATTGACGAGATGAAACTGCACAAGTTGCTCTATCTTTCACAGAGAGAGAGTCTTGCAATTACAAATGAACCGATGTTTCCAGAAGCATTTGAGGGTTGGAAATACGGTCCTGTATCAAAAGAAGTGCGTGCTCTGTACACGGAAGATGGAATGTATTACGAGAATAAGAAGAGTTTGTCAGCAGAGGCATCATATATTGCAAAGAATGTAATACTTCAGTACGGAGGCTTGGCATCGTGGAAACTGAGCGAAATATCACATAAAGAGATTTCGTGGCGGAATGCAAGGAAAAACTTAGTCGCCGGAGAAAACGGAAGCGAGCCACTGTCTATTGACGATATAAGAAAAGATGCTGAAAAGGTAAGACCGTATGATTCCATGTATGATATGTACTATGACGAATTTGAAGATGCGGGGGTGGCTCAATGATAGGCGAAGCGTATTGGGCCATTTTTAAATATTATGATAGTTCGGCACACAGGATGGCATTTAAAAAACGTCCGGTGCTGATTATCGGAAAGGCTGATGAAAGCGATTATGTTGTCCTTCCAATATCAAGGGTAACACGCCAAGAGCATATCGACCAGAAGTATGATTTTGAGATGCAAGTTACAGATTATCCGAAGCTTTCGCTGAGGGCTACATCTTATATCAGGACACATAAACAATCTGTTGCGAATATAGGTGAGCTTGCAGATCAGATCACTGATTTTAAAAATGAATATCCAGATGCTTATGTTGAAGTGATCACATTAGTAGAAGAGTTCCAGAAGAAACTGATTGATGAAGCACTTTGACTAAAGAAAGAACCCCGGAAGTCTGGTGCACCTCCGGGGTTTTACTTTCGTTTGACGGACTATAGCACTAATCCTTAACTGTTTTCGGTATATGCGTATCAAACAGGAGAGTCAACCAGTAATTTAATGGCTCGCAAAATCGAGTTTTCCACATTATCCACACTCAAATGAGGATAAGATACAAATGCGTAAAGCCTTATAAATAAAGGAAAATCTTCATATTATAATAAAAAACGTGTGACATTGTCCCATCAATGTCACGAAACCGTCACGTCACTATTACTCTATATCTATTTCTATATCTAAATCTTTTTCTATCTTTTTCTTTTATTCTCACTATTAACTATCGAATGTTGCAGTTGCGAAAATAATTTGCGTAAAAAGAGCAAAACTATTGACAAATACGCAAGTGCGAGTTATAATATATACATAATCAAACAAAACACAAGAATCAAGCAGGTAGGTGTTATTTTTTTACCCAAATGATTCGCAAGTGCGAGATTGGTTAAATAATCTGAAAGGAGAACACCAGTTGGCAAAAAGAAAGAAACCGGAAGACAAAGAAAAAGAACTGCTCGAACGGAAACTTTTAAAAATCCAGTTTTACGAGAGCCTCACAAGCATCGTGGTTGCCATAGTAACAATGCTTTTAGCAGTTGTTACGGCAGTTCTGAATTGGATTAAGTAACCGAACAAACAGTTCCTTGGTAGCCGGGGAGCGGTAACTCCCCTTGGCTATCAAGTCTACCATATAGGAGGACAGAAAGCAATGAAAAAGCTGAGAAGATTTTTGACAGTGTTGTTGTTTATCAACTTTTCATGGGGGATGGCAACCGGGATGGAGCCATTAAACTTCTGGTTGGTAATGGCAAATGGTACAGCAGTAATAGATTTGGCAGTGGACGAGATAGAAGAGAAAAGATGGAAACATTGATAGAGAAGGAGAAAGAGCATGGAAAGACCAGAATTCTTAAATACTGTTACAATCGGTGACACAAGAAGAAAATACAGAGAAAATCAGAAATCACTTGACAATATGATGCGACTGGTTTCTTCGGGAATCATCCAGGAAGCATTTAACGCAGACAATGAATGGGTTTTCAATCAGGTAATGGCAGAAATTATTCTCCAGCAGGAATACATCAGAGAGCGGGAGAGAGCTAACTGGGGATGGAATAGAGGCGTTGTTGATTTCAGTAAGCAGGGAAGTTGCATTTTATAGAGAGGATGAAAAGATGGCTTTACAGAGAAATTATTACCGGGACCGTTGGAATGAAAAGAAGGTATGGGAAGTTGTAAAACTGGTTGGAGGCTATTATCTCCGGCAGTATATCAGTGGCCAGCAGGTGGGAAGAGGAATGAAAACATCGAAGAAATTTATCAAGAGCATCGGTGTTTTTGAATTTGAAAAAGTAGGAGGAATTGCAGGATGAAATGGGATGTTAAACACGACAGAGCAAAGAAGGTAATTGATCAGTTCCTGGATAACGCAGGATACTGGCAGGAGTCAGAATACCTGGTTGCAGGCCTGACGGATGAAGAAAAGGAACTGGTAAATGCGGAAGTTGAACTGATGATTGCATCCATCAGAAAGCGTTACAAATTGCAGGAGCGTTTGCCAGAGCAGGCAGCTGAAGCAGAAAAGCCAGCAGAGAAGCCGGCAGAGAAAGCGGTAGAGAAAGCCGTAGAAGAACCGGTTAAAAAGCCAAGAGCAAGAAAGCCGAAGACAGAGAATGCGACACAAGAGAAGCCGGCGGCAAAGAGAACAAGAACCAAGAAAACAGAAAAGAAGGAAGCGTAAGGGCATGGGAAAAACAATCAGATGGAGTATGAAAGACCCGGCCGGTTGCGTACAGAGAGGGCAGATGCCCCTCTCTCAGCTTCCTGGAATCCTTCGAGATTTTGAGAATAGCGCAGCGGAAACGCTGAGAAGAACCGGAGCCGACCACGTGCTTTATGCAGTGAAGATCTACAACACAGAGGATGAGCTGACGGCGGTGCAGTTTTATATGAATCCGATGTCAGACGAGGAATTTTCAAAGGTGGCCGGCAAGGGGCGAGGAACTATGATATATGCGTTACATAGCAGAAAGGTAAAGGTGGCAGGATGAAAAAGAAAATTGAAGAGCTGTTTCGATTGGCAATGAAAGCCCAGGAGAAAACAAGTGCATACGTGTCATTTGAGACATCAAATCACGGATGGGGATGCGTGGTAATAATTATGGATGATGGATTTGAGACAGGCAGAGAGTATGATGGCTACTATCCGATGGATATGTTTTATCCAGATAAAACATCAGAGGAAGAGTACCAGAAAGCAAAAGAGCATTTGATTAGATTGCTCAGAAGTAAGAGAAAGGCGGTAACAGAATGAATACGGTAGCAAAGCTGACACAGAAGCAGATTGAAAAACTTGCAGTGGAGATCCGGACGTTTCTTCTGGAACACGATATGTGGGTGGACACTCAGATTTATTTCAATGGAAAATGCTTCGACACACACGACAAGGAGACAGGCGAATTTTATTACAATGATCCGGAACATCTGGTTGTGAGAGAAAACGAGGACCCAAGAAGATATTTTGAGAATGTGGCAGAAGATCATATCCTCAGCATGGCTTTTGAAGGCACCGTTTGTCATATGCTCTGGTACGGTACAAACCCAGGAATCAAGAAAAAGTTCGACAGAATCTTTGAGAAGAGAGGACTTTACTACGAGTTCGGGGACCATTGGAATTTTACTTGTTATTACATAGGAGAGTGAGAAGATGGCATATTCAGATATTCAGCAGACAGAGTTTAATAGAGCAACGGAAAATCTGATTGAGATTACATGGACATACAGATGGAGAGAATGAAGGTTGAAGACATGGTAAGTACAATAAAATATACCATCAGCATGTTGGGAGGACTGAATACATGAGCGATAAAATGATGCTTGTACAGAATAAAGATGGCACATTTAGTGCATACGATGATAGCTACGACGTTGTAATACATTGCGAGACAGAAGAGGAACAGAAGAAAGTTATTGAGCGTTTAAAATCCACTAACTGGATTCCTGTCAGCGAGAGATTGCCTAGCCCAGACAAACATATTGCTATATCACTTGATAACTGCGATATTCCGGCAATCGGAAGATATACGGTTGATGATGAAGGTGGAGGCACATTCAGAGTCGGAGATCAGGACGAAAGTTTTCTTGAACTTAATTTGTTTGTCAATGCATGGATGCCGCTTCCCGAGCCATATAAGGAGGGAGAAGAACATGAATGACCAGAAATTTAAACCGTGCCCGTTTTGCGGTGGGAAAGCAGAGGTCAGTGTAAATGCTCAGACATTAAGCACTAAGGTGTGTTGCAAGCACTGTGAAGTTGTTATGAAAAGGAGCTTTAAGGGGAGCAAAGAGATAAAAGAACTTTTGATAAATTTGATCGCGAATGAATGGAATAAGAGGTATGGAGATGAGACTGATTGATGCAGACAAGTTGAAGCATGTAGTGCATTGTACATATTCTGATGATTTAGAGATTCTTGAAAAGATTGACGAACAGCCGACAGCTTTTGATGTGGACAAGATTGTTGAGCAGTTAAAACAATTAAAAATGAAATACTTCTTAACAATTGCAAATACGGGAGATGCCGATAAAGATTGTGCTTATAAAAACATTGCAAATACAATTGATAGAGCAATCGAAATTATAAAAGGTGGTGGAGTTGAATGAGAGAAATTCTTTTCAATGTTTTGGATGGAACAGAATTAACCTGCATAAAGAAAGCCAAGAGACATGATCGGAGCAGACCAGTATCAGAAATGCTGCTTATGATGCTTAGATCAGCAGCAAGAGACAGGAGGCGGACATGCAGTGAAATTACGCAGGAATAATGAATATATGTTTCAAGTTGTAGAGTGCAATACTTATATGAAAAGAATTAAGGACGGAAAATATATCCGGCACTCTGAACAATACTCCGATGTTTATTACTATGTTGACGAAAATGCCGAAGAAAAGGAAAGAAAAGTAGAACCGGAAGAATGGGGCGGTAGCGATTTCGTAAAAACATATTACGAGGCAGTGGAGAAGAGATTTGTAGGCGTTGTCATAGGTATGAAGCTTATTACGCTGAAAGCAGAATTGTTTTGTGATAGTGTTTGCAGGCCAGATGGAGTAGAAGTTGATTTTGTAAACCGAAATGATATAGAGCAGAAAAAGGTTGCCATTGTAGCATATGGGTGCAATAAAACAAGGCTTGTTCCGTTGGAACAGTTAAAGATCATAAGGAAAGTAGAGGAAGGCGAGACATGAAAACAGGTAAATATGCGAAAGATGGAAGGGAGATGCAGGTGGGAGATGTTGTACACTTCAGATGCAAAGATCATCCGCTGAGCGGAAAAGGCGTAGTATTCATGGGAAAGGAAGTGGATGGCTTAGGAGAAGATCCGTTCCGCATCAGAGATACAAGAACCGGAAGAAATAATGGACGGATATACCCTTATTACGATGATGCGGTATATCGAATTGACGGAAGAGAGGGTAAGTAGTCATGACAAAGCAGATGGTTTTGAACCGAAAGATGTACAAGGAAATTAAGAAAATGGACCACCAGGATATGTCCAACTACCTGTCACGTTATTACATGAACGCATACAACCAGGGCAAGGAAGACTCCGAAGGATTGAAGGCAGATGAGCTAAGAGAAATTCTTTTGACAGTAAAAGGGATTGGACCAGCAAAAACAGAGAACATCATGGAAGCAGTCGGGAAAGCCCTCGAAGAAAAAGGGTGATGGAAATGTGGCAGCGAGGAAATGAATGCGATGACGAGTGGTGTGATAAAACCAGGAAAGGTGAACTTGCGGCAACCGTGCTGGCCGGATTCTTCTTTTTGGTGGTACTGGTAATGTTGGCGCCTGGAATAATCGCATTAAAATTACTGGACGGGGTATATGGAAAATTATATTGGAGGGAGGGTTGACAAATGGAAGAAAAGAAGGTATGGTTAGAAGTACCAAGATTTACTGGCGAAAATGTCCCAGTGAATGTAGCTGCAAGAGTAATGAAGAAAGATCCTCAGTTTGTGAGACAGGGAATCATCCAGGGATTACTCACGTTCGGAGTTGCTTTCAAGAAAGACGGAAGTAGCCAGTATGACTATTACATATCACCTATGAAATTCTGGCAGGAAACGGGTTATATTTATGACGGAATCGATGCATAAAATCGGTCTGAGAAGTGCTGAAAAAGTACCAAAATTGGTGAATAGGAAACAAGTAGGCAACAAAAATGGCGATATGTATTGATTTTGCAGGCATTACTGTTTACGTACAGGAAGCTGCTAAGGCTGGAAAGTTCTAATCAAACCTTTTTAATCAAAGAGTCAACAAACCTAGAAAGTACCGTAGTTCCAAGGGCTGCGGTACTTTTCTTAGTTTAGATCAAAAAATGAGAAAGTAATTTGAGACACGGTGAGAAGCCTTGAAAATGACAACATAGGCAAACAGGTAGGTAACAAGTAGGCAACAGAGCGAAGGAAACAAAAAGAAGAGCCGATCACAGGAAAAGAAATGCCGCAACCACAAGGGTTACGGCATTTTTTCTATCTCATCTCTGAGTCACTCAATATCACGGATTGTATAGACCGCCTCGGTTACGTCTGTGATCTTGTGACCGGCAAGACGTTTCACAACGTACTCATCTACGCCCGCTTTTTTCGCCATCGTAATGAATGTTGTTCGGGGATCGTGCGGCCGATGTTCGGAACGAAGGTGCAGTGCGGCAACGACCTTGTTAAAACGCCCAGCGGATGCTGCATTATCTCAAGGGATATGGGCAGTATTGGCAGTATTTCTTTTGATCTACATTGTGAAATCAAATGAAAGATTTTCGGCAAGACAGGAAGAGCGGGAAAAACAGTATCAGGAATTACTGTCAGCATTAACAGAAAAATTTAATGTATTAAGTGTTATCGAGAGGGATATTACAGAGGTAAAAGAGTACATTATGGCAGATACAAAAGAAATCAATAAAAAAATATAAAAAGTAGTTTCCGAAAATAGAGAAAACGGGTTTTTATTTTATGTAAGCGCTTATGAAACAGACCAATAAAACTATAAGGGTCTGCAAAAAACAGAAGGAGGATATTTTATATGCCAGGAACATTTAATGGAAAAACACTTGTTATTTCAGCGACACCTACAGCAGGAGCAAAAATTGTGGATGCAGGAGCTGCGACGAATGTAGCGGGAATTACAATCAGCGGAGACACTATGTACAGTGTGAAAACAAGCGGAAAGGTAACAACCTTATATAAAACACCGGATTATTCAAACGCAGATGCACAGGCTGTGGCAGTTAAAACCGGTTTGGGATATTTTGCATTAGGGCTTAGCAAAATCGGCACAGAATTATTTATGCTTGCTGAAGATACAGCGGGATATGGAAATACTACAAAGATTGTAAAAATGGATACTGCCGGTAATGTTATTAAGGAGTTTGATATTGTAAGTGAATTTCAGTATGGAGCGCTTGGAATTGCACATACAGGTGCGGCAAATGAATTTTTCATTCTTGCACGAGGCTCCAACGATGCAGATAACGATACTCTGATTGTAAAAAAACTGAGATTGGAGAGTTCTAATAGTTATGAAGTAGTTCATGAATTTAAGGTTACAAACAGAGGATATGGATATACAAGCCGTATCCAGGATATTTATTACCATTTAGACTACGGTCTGTTTATTCTGACAAATGATGAATTGTCTGCCGGAAGAAACAGAATTGTACATGTGGATTACAGAAGTAATGTGAATTCATATATTCCAGACGGAGTTATTAATGTTGAGATGAAAGGGTATAAGCAGTATAATCTGGAATCTATTTGTATGAAAGCAGGTCATCTTGTACTGGCTGCAAATGTAATTACAGGAACCGGGAAAGCAGAGGACCGTTTTTCTGTCCTGAATGGAATTACTTATGAAAAAGGTACTTATAGTTTTAACTGCGCTCTTGCCAAGGGAATGAAAGTAGACAATAAGGAAATAGGAAATATTAAAACGACAAATTTTGGCGCGTTAGCATTTGATGGGGATGACAGAACTCAAAAGTTGTATGGTATAAAAGCCGGTACAAATGGAGAATATAAAGAACCGAGTAAGTGCGCAGCAGCCATTTGGGAATTTGAGGATTACACAAGCAGTACGAAGGGCGTAAAAAGACTGGCTAATAAGGTAGTACCGGGAGAGAAAAGATGTCTGTATCATGCCAATGGAATGGATATATACAATCATGAATTGTATGTTACCTGTGCGGAACCTAATGGAAAAGGTGAATATTCGGTTGTGAAGCTTACTATGGGCAGTACATCTGAAGAATGGCCCTATAATAGGTATACCTGGGAAAACCGGACAAACGCAATCAGCCATTACAAAGGCAATCAGTTTATTCTTCTTACCGAAACCGGTGCAGAGGGTGAAGAAGATAAAAAAATATATAAACTGTGTATTGTACACTTCTCAGCAGGAAAAGTTGTGGTTGATCAAACAAAATATTTTATGAATACCGGTTATGAAGTGCTTCAGGGAATCAATTACAGTGACAAATACGGATTATTTATTGTTACGACGAAAAAACTGGAATATTTTCCTAATGGTGATGTGCAAACCAGTGGAAGCAGGGTACTACACATTGATATGAGCAGAACTAAAACAATGAAATTTAAAGATGGCAAGAAATATCCTGTTTTAATTCCGGATTTTGCCTTTAACAATGAACTGGATGAATCAAAGTTCTTTAGTTTTGAAATGGAATCCGTAGCGATTGACAGAAATACAAACAATATGATTGTGTCGGTTAATGCGAACAGTCCGATTGCGGGCGATAATGGTAAACATCCGGGGGAAGACTACATCTACAGATTTTCTTCCATTGAATTTAAATAACGAAACTTATCTTCACAGAGATTGGGTTCCTGCAAAGGTAGAAAAAAGCGGCTTTTCAAGCCGCTTTTTCTGCATAGTTAAATATGTTAAATAAAAAAAGATTGTTGAAAAAATATTACATATATGATACAATTGTTAACATAAACGTAACATGATAACGAGGTATAATGATGGAAAGAAGGCAAAGTATTATGAGAAGGAGAGGCAAAACATTTTTATCGCTGTTTCTTTCTGCTGTGATCGTTACCGGTCAGCCGGTATTGGCAGCCGATTTTTCTGCTGGAGAGGAAACATTTATTTCGGAAACCACAGAGCAGGAAGGCGATGTATCGGAAGCTTCAGCTATTTTCGAGGATACTGTGGATTCAGACAGTGAAATGAGATATGAGAAATATGAGGCGACAGTTTCTAGTGAAATCCTTGATTTGGGACAGACTGGAGTAAACGGCAGTGGTTGGGGGTGGGAAAGGCTGGAGATAAAAAATACAGGCACAGAGGCTTGGCATATCAAATCTATCTCAGAATTGAATGATTTTACACTTGAGCCGTTTGATTATCCGTTTCAGGGAAGGTTTCCAATGGAAGTTGGGAATAAGGTTAAGCCCGGAGAAGCTGTTGCAGCGGATATTTATGTAAAGAAAAATCTTTCTCCGGGAATTCATGAAGAAACCTTTGTCATGGAAACAGAAGAAGGCATTCAGGCGAAGTGTAGGATACGGGTTCTTATTCGCGGCGCATCTGATCAGGATTATGAGGTGAACTGCAGACCGAATAGCGGTACGAGATTTCTCACAATTACCCCTGAAGAATACGACTGGTGGGATAATACAGATCCGGATCCGGATATGTTTATGTGTCCAAAACGCAGTATATGGATATATAACAATGGAAAAAATCCTGTTACGGTTGATTTTGAGAATACGGAACATTTCTGGGCGTACCTTGATGATTATGAAACGGGGGTTATTATGCCCGGAGAAGGTACAACGGTTTATCTTCGTCCGAAAAAGGAAGAACAGGTAGCTACTGATATTTTTAAGGTTTCCATCACAGGAGGAATAGAATTATCTTATATAATTTCCCAGAATTGTCCTCATATTGCACCGCCTTATCCGGAAGGAGCAACGATAAAAGATGTGAAAGTACAGGGGTCAACTATTAAGGCAGTGGCTTATGACTGCGCAAACAGCGAAGGTTTCGATGCGGTTCTGACAAAGAAAAGCTGGGTTGACAGACCTGAGAATTATGTGAAGGTGGCGAAGAATCAGGATGCAAAGACCATCACCTTCACAAATGTAAAAAACGGCACGTATTATCTGGGAATCCATGCGTACAACAGGGATTATTATGATGGAAATGTGTCCGGGAAAAGGTTTGGGGCATGGAGTTATCCAGTAAAAGTAGTAGTAAAGAACGGAATTCCCACAGAGAGGGTGAAGATTAAAACTGTAAAAACAAGTAAAGGAGCTGTGGCTGTAACAGTTGGCGTACCAAAAGGATTTGCAAGAGCAGATATGGAACTGAGATCTACAGGCGGAACCACCGTATATAAACGGAACAATCGGACAACCTATACAAGGATTACAGGCGTGAAGCCCGGAACCTATACTCTGAGAGTCCGCCCATGGGCCAAAATTAACGGAAGGAAAGCTTACGGAGACTGGGTATCCTGGGGAAGAAGAATCAGGGTAAAATAA